AGGATCAGCGAGTGTGATGATCTTCTCCGAACTAATCATAAATGTATCTTGCATTGTATAATCTATCATCCAAGGGGAGAGCATATTACCCTCACAAATTTCCATGGGATTGATTAACTTACAGTCTGGTTCGCCAATTTCAGCACCAACTTCTTCAATCTCACTGATCAGTCTCTCGCTGTTCGCCAGCAGGATCACTTTCACTACTTTGCTCATTTCCTACAACATCCTCCACATACATTTCTTTGAGTTTTTGTTTGGGATCAACAATCGTCACCACCCAGTCTACAGGGAGAGGGATGACACTATCCTCTGCCAAGGGACACCAGGGATACATTGAAACATTAAATGCTGACTTCTTATCTCCTTTTTCAGGTTTCTCAGCGTTGAGAATCTTAACAACGCAAGGTTTGTCCAAGAAATATCCAAGGACTTTCTTGTCCGCTCCATCACCCATTGCCATCTCGCTGACATCAGCAATTACGTCCTCACCGGACTTTAATAGCAAAAGTTTTACAGTCATTTTTGATTTGTTCCTCCACGTATTCTAACAATAAAAAAGAGGGGCGTCAACTGGATTTGGCCAGTTACCCCTCCGTCTGCGACGACGATATTCAGTTATATTTAGTATTTGATAATCACTTTCGTTTTGGGTTTACCGTGAGCATGATTTTTCCAACATGATTTCAAGGATGTAACCTGTCTTTCAGTGAACCACCCATACTTATCATACTTGGTAACATACTTAATTTTTTTGCAACGTTTCCAATCACGTCGAACCATTACATCCTTTTCTGGATAAGAATATGTCCAAGTGGTTCTTGGAGTTCTTGGATGAGCAACGGCAGGCGAAGCAATCAAAAGTGTAGCAAGTCCAATGAAAATCTTGTTCATGATTAAAAAATAATAATTAGAGATAATCTTTTCGTGCGTGGTGTTCAGGCACTACTTTTTTTACAGTAATACTCAGAAGTCCATCTTCAAATAATACATCGGTGACTTCTGTGCCTTCAGCAAGTGTCCAGGATCTTTCAAAGTTTCGCTGAGCCAAACCCTTGTGGACGTATGTTCCTTCTTCGTCAGGTGTTTCTTTTTCTCCCCTGACAAAAAGTTTTCCATACTCGGTGAAGGCATGAACCTCCTCCTTTTTAAATCCTGCTAGTGCGATTTCCAATCGTGTTTCAATATTATTTAATTGAATCACATTATAAGGTGGATAGTTGCTAGGTGTTGTGCCCTCGAATACTTTATCAAAGTATTCATTCATACCAATCGCATTCTTATTCAGTTTTTCCATCAGAGCAGCCATATCTGCCACATGGTAGCGAGTAAGTTCTCCCATTTTACTTCTCCTTTTAAAGCGAGATTGTGTTGTGTGTACCCTTTCGGCGTACATACTAATTATATCACAAACACAAAAAAATGGGGTGTTGAACCCCGTATATTTTTATTCGGTTTGTTGGGCATTCTCTTTGCCTTTCTTACCAATATTATACTTCTGTTCAAGAATCCACTCACCCTTATCCTTATAAGCAAGAACTTTAATTTGATTCAAAGGTGCAATATCTGTAACAGACTCTTCATCAACAATAGAAATCAATCCCCAGTCAGAAAGCAAACGCACAATACGATTACGACGCTGAACGTCATTAATAGAAAGGTTTGCATGTTTTCCATCTAGTGCAAACAATTCTTTGAAGTGGACAATATAATACTTGCCCTGCTTATGCAGAATGTGACATGACTGATAAAGTTTCTTCTCTTTTCTAGAAGCAACTCCAATCCTAGTCAGCGTCTCTCTTACTTTCAGAAAATCGTCTGGTTCATTTAAAAGGACTTCGATCATACGATCTTGAGTCCAGTGATACTGGGGTTCCACAGTATTACTCATTTTGTTCCTCCAACGTCAAGTCGTTTTTTAATAAAGTTAATCTGTTCTTGTGTCAGGATTTTCAGAGCTTGACATGCCTTCTCATTACTATAACCATAGTATTGTTTGACACTTTCGAGATCCGTGACTTTGTCCTTACGGAGCCAGGGAGAAAATCTCTTTTTTTTCCTCAGACTATTTAGATAAAATTTATATTGCATATCCTTATCAAGAAAGTGATACTTGTTCATCTCATTAGCGAACAATACACAATCAAGATGTCCAGACAAACAACGATTGACAATATAAGGAGGATAAGATTTCATATCCTCAGATAAATCTTCTTTTGTAAAGTTAACTGAATTCAACCAATCTTTAAGTTCCATTATCTAATAATTTGGATTTCATCATCGTCAGTCCAAAGTTCTACCTTGGTTCTGAATCTATCTTCTGATTTAAGTTTTTCATATCGCTTAGTTGCTTTCTTCTTCCACCAAGAAATAATATTCTCCAGATAGAATTTATCCCAGTTAGGGCCACGAACTAACTCTTCTTGCTCACCAAGAATCACTTCACGAACATTTGAATAACCATACTCACAGAAATAAGTTCTCTTCTTCTGTGTAAGGGATAATGCAGTTTCTATAACTGAATTAAAATGCTCTAGTTTCTCACTTATTCCATATTCCTTTAAGGAATTACGAGTGATAGAAATCATCTTTGTCTGACGCTTCATCTTTTTAGATGATGCTTTATTGTCAGTCAATGGTTGATTATTATTCCATATACTAAATCGATCATGAAGTTTATGAAATGCTACATCATGAAGAAGGGGCAAGAACTTACTTTCAGTCAGTCCCTTATATCTCATGAATGGTTTAAGTCCATCATACTGCGAGGCATCCGTAGTAGATCCATACAGAGACGTTGTCTCAAAGAGAGCGATATCCTTCTCAAACACTTCATTAAGCGTCTCACGGGCATAGTGAGAGCAGCATAGAAGGGCAAGGAGTTTGCCGCCAAGATAGTTGTACCCAAATGGTTGTGAAGGTACAATTACAAATCCCATCGCTGCATGACGATTAAATATTTTTAAATCTGGTGCTTTTCCTAACCAAACATTTCTTGGTTTGGAATTAATCGTAGGAGATCCAAAACGAATAAATCCAATAACCTTCTGAGTATTCTTCTCATAAATCATCCAACGCAATTCCCTACCCGGAATGTTGCTTTCATTATTATGAGATGATACTACATTCAAAAGATTTCCATAATGCTCCTGTTGAATAGACTGCTGAAATCTATTACCAACAAATTTAATATCAAACTCCATCTCTTGTGGATGAATATCTTCATTGAAGAACTCATCATGAAGTGGTGTAAGAGAACTTGTAGACTTGATTACTTCTTTTTTAACAAATCGCAAATAGTCCTCAATATTTCCCATCTGAGAGAAATACTTAATAAACTCATCTGCGGCCCATACAGCATCATTTTGACTTATTATCATTTATAATACTTCTCTAGAATTTCTTCTACTTTGTAATCCACTTTATTTAATTCGTCCCTTTCTTCCTGTTCCTCAAGATACAATCTATCCCTCATTCTTCTAAGATTTCTAAGAACAGAGGGATTACCACCATAGTAACCCATGTTCTTCCAAACGCAATCAACATACCCCCACTTCTCACCGATCAACTGATCTCCAACTGAGGGAACAACACGCCGAATACAGTGATTCCTGATTTCTGCAGGAACTTCAACTTTTTTGATTTGAAAATTGTCCATCAACATTGATGGATCTGGGACTAAAAAAGGAATCATTTGAACTCGCACTCCACCATAATCTCAGTCAGACATGCAAGCAAGTTTATTTCCTGATCCGCAACGAAGGCAATCTGATACTGATACTTAGCAATGACAAGCACAGCAGCAGGAATACTAGAGTTTGCCAAGGATGTATAAAGAGCATCGTAAATACGACGCATAAGTACACCAGAATCATTGTCCAGATTATCCACCACCCACTTCCGAACTTCAGGGAAGTTCTTCTGTTTAAGGTTCTGAATAAGGTTGTTAACTTTAACATCAGAGAAAGTCGCGAGGATTCCTGCATCAATAGCACCACCCGAAGAGTATCTTTGAATTTCATTTAGAACCCGACGCCAATCAGGAAAATGCTTATTGATTAATTCAACTAGGACTTTGTTATCATATTTAATACTCTCTTTATCCAAGATGTTTTTGACACGCTTGAAGAAAGATGCTGCGATTTCTTGTCGTTCCTTTCCTTTGATTCCAAACTCGATGACAGCGCATCGAGAGTGAAGAGGTTCAACAATTTTGTTTTTATAGTTGCAGGTGAAGATGAATCTGCAGTTACCACTAAACTCCTCAATAAACGCCCGTAGGAGGAGTTGAACGTCGTTGGTTGTGTTATCTGCCTCATCAATGATGATGACTTTGTGTTTTGCAGTTGACGCAAGCGAAACGGTTGAAGCGAAGTTCTTCGCATTATTTCGGACGGTATCAAGGAATCGCCCTTCATCGGATCCATTGATGACATAATAGTCTACTCCAAGTTCATTACAAAGTGCTTTTGCAACTGTAGTTTTACCACATCCAGCAGGGCCTGAAAGAAGCAGGTTAGGCACTTCTCCTTTATCTAGGAAGTCAAGAAAAGTTTTCTTGATATTGTCAGGGAGAATACACTCCTCAATTTTACGTGGGCGGTATTTTTCTACCCACAGAAACTCGTCGCGCATAATA